TGAAGGAGCTTGATTCCCTTACTCGGGATGGCCGGTCCACCCTCTTCCGTTCTGGCCGGATTCGGAACCCGCTTGTTGGTCTTCACTGCACTTTCCTCTCTTCGCTTGTGTGAAGGAGGATTCAGGGAATTAAGCGAAACGGTGTTTCTCTGTTGCTCTACCGAACTGAGCTATCCCGGCGGTTAGCCGTGATCTGGATTTGAACCAGAGACCTACAGACCTATCGAAGTAACCGCTTCTTACACCACTGAATCCACCTTCACACAGGCGGAGCACTCGGATCGCAGGAAACTGGAGGATTCAGGGTAAAGAGCGAAACGGAGACGTAGGTGTCCTAACCGTTAGACGACAGCCTCCATAGAGGGAGGCCGACGGGATTCGAACCCGTATCACCCGCTGGCAACGCGAAGTAACCGTTTCTTACGCCACTGAATCCACCAGTTTCCTGAGAATGGTGGGGTCGATTACGAGAATTGAACCGACCCCACCACCTCCGAGGAGACCTCGGAAAGCAGAACAAGTGCCCCGGAAATAGGTGGGACGGTGTTCACCTTTCCAACAAAGAAGTAACCGTCCCTAGCGCCAAAGGCACAGCCATATAAAGGCCAAATAACTCATGGGGCAAGTTCACACTTGCTTCACTGTAAAAAATGAGCTATGACGAAATTATGAAAGAGGGTTCTATCAAGTCCACTCTAAAATCTGGGACCCTTAAGAAGGGAACCCTGATTATTGTGACTTCTAACGGCGGCGAAGAACCTCCTCCAGGAGACTACCTCCCCTCTTTAGATTTCTCAGATTCTAGAAACACAGTCCTCTGGTTCTTCAGGAGCTAACATGCCAGACAATATCGCTCTTAAAGATGGCAACGGTGCGGCCTTTACAGGTAGAACAGTCGAGGTTTCAACCGGAATCCACGCCAACGCTGTCGTCCCAGTTGATCCCACTGGCTCGCCGTATAATCTATTGACAGAAATCGGGGACAGCAATGATGCCTCTGCCGGTTCTGATACCGGAAATTTCTCGCTGATTGCTCTTTTCAAGAGACTCCTTACCAAGATTCCCGCACTTGAATCTAGCCGGCTGATGGTCGCCGTTCAGAGAGAAGCCACGACCACCCGAGCCTACGACTTCCCCAATGGCCAGCGTCTAACCACCGCCGGGTCTGGTCAGGTGAGGAGCGGTGCCATTTCTGCCACCGAAGTTCTTCTCCACGCCTCGGTAAGAGGATTCTTTAGAATCGGAGACAACTCGGTTTCCGCCACTATTGGAGCAGGGAGTATCCCTCTGGCGGTGGATGAAAAATTCCACTGCCGCTTGACCAGTGGACAATTTATTTCTTTCATCCGTGACGGTTCCCTAGACGGAAGCCTGACCATTATGCCGGTGACCAACTAATGCTGAAGAGAGCGGGCAGAACAGGCGGGGTCGGAGTCTCTAAAGAGAGACGGAAGACTGTGACCGGAATCTTTTTCGGGCAGTCTGAACTCGACTATATGTTCCACACTGGTCCGACTTATATGACTATGGCTCCGGCCTCAAAGCTGGGTCAAGACAATCTGATTGTCTTTCGGCAACAGGGTGAGCTAACTCCAGCGGTCAGAACCGTGGTCAATGCCACCACGGCCAGTGCCGGTCAGGTCAATCCAGCCATGACCGCCTTAGGTGAGTTTTTGAACTTCGCCACTCCTGGAATCCAATATGTGATTGGAGACGGGGCGGTGCCCGGAACTTCTCGTTACCAACTGATTGACGATACAACTGATGCTACGGAAGGCTCGAATAAAAGATATTGGGCTGATTTTCAAACCGTGGTCGATGGCATCGTCAGGGAATTCGGCTTTGTCAACGTTCTAATCGAGAACTGGTATAACGCTGACGAAGCTCTAATCCCGACGTTCAGAACCTCCTTCTGGCCTATGTATTTCGGAGTTCTGCCGGATAACGTCACGAGCCATCCGATAGATACCGCTTATGCCGGAAGAGTCCACAACCATTTTCTGTGGGACGCAACGGCTCCGATTGACTCGAACGGCAGAGGAACCTTTGATCGTTCTAGAACTCAATGGTCTATTCTAGGACCGATGCCTTTCTACCAGACCGGTCAAACCACCGAGGCGGCGAATTTCAGCACTCCTGAATCTCGTCGAAATATGGAACCCGCCAGACTTAGAATGGAGAGAGTCACAAATGATTCTCTAGCCGTATCGGTCGGGGCAGTCTATGGACCATCTTCACATCTTTGCAGATTCGGTGGCTCTTCTACTGCCATTCACCCAGACACCGGGACTAAAGACGGACAGATCGGATTAGTGTGGGCTTTCGCAGTTCCGCTAATAAGAGCCGCAGGCTTCCGCATAGAAGAGCCGACAATACACTCAGTTGAGGTTCAGCCTGACGGTTCTTATGCTGAGGTTCTAGTCAATCTACCGAACGGTGGAAACTTGACCACTCTAGCGGCTCTAGAATCTAGAGCTCCTTATGCCGGAAGTTCTCCTTATCAGCAAGACGTCACCGGCTTTGAGGTCGCAAGAGGCTGGAGAAGAAGACCTGTCTTTAAGACAAGTGATACAACTTCTTTAACCAGATTCCGCGGAACTGTGACGATTTCTGACACTGGAAGCGGAACCCCTAGAAGGGGTCGTGTAAGACTAACTCCCACGGAACCTTTTGAGTTCGGAGATTCTCTATCCTATACCAGAGGCGATGGAACCACCATGCTTCAGTGGTCTAGAGACGCCGACCTGTATCCATACTATCTCCTGGAAACCATTCCCTCTTTAAGAGATACATCAGCCACCTACCCATTTCCCGGTGTGGCAGTGAAGCCCTTCCAGGCGGATTTGTTCATTCCGAGAGCGGCCCCAGACTTTGTTCCGCGTGGAATAAATCTCCCGGGTTCGACGTATTTCTACACCGAAACAACTTTCGTAGAAGGCAGCAATAGAGGACTCATGTCCTTCTGGTTCAGACACACTGGACCGACTTGGGTTTCTTCTCCTTCACGTCAGCTCTTTGAACTGAGGACTCTGTCTGGTTCAGCGGTGTTCGGTGCAGTCACGACTGGGTCTAACCGAATCACATTTAGAATCTTCCAAACCGGGGTCGGAGTCGTGGGTTTCGCCGTGCCGGTTAATACCTTCCAACCGGACATTTGGTATCACGTGTTATGGGCATGGGATTGGGACACCGCACCTAAGAGATTCCAGATAGCGGTGAATGGAGCTCTCTTGAATACTTCTTCCTACACCTTCACAGGGACCGGATTCGCTCTTAGTGATATGGCTAGGTTCAGTCTCGGGGCTACCGGAGGTCAGAGTAATAGCTTCATCGGTGACTTTGGTCATTTCTGGCTAGATTTCCAAAATTCACTGGACATTTCTATTCAGGCGAATAGAGAAAAGTTTATATTGGCTGGACAGCCCGTGGACTTGGGTCCCTATGGTGAGCTTCCGGTCGGAGTAAGACCCCAATTCTACTTCCACGGTAATGCCAATAACGAACGGTGGACCAATCTTGGAACCATAGGTTCCATTCCACTAATCGGGACCGCTTCGAACTCTTCCACTCACCCTGGATCATAAGGATTGAAGATGCAGATCAAGACCTCCTACTTCGAAGCGACTCCTTCAACCTACTACAACACCCTGACGGCTACCGGAACGACAGCGGTGATTCGAGCAACTGGAGAGTTGACTCTTTCGATTTCAGGTGACGCTACTGCGGCTACCGTTGTCGTCGAGAGATCTTCTAGAGATCCGGCTGGTTCTGAAGACGCTAGATGGATTACCATAGAGACTTTCAACGTCAATCCTTCTCTCGGAACCACCGTCCCCTCTCTGTATGAAGAACCCGGAGTCGGCTGGTGGAGAGCCAGACTAACCTCCCTGACTGGAACGAATGTGCAACTTGATTTTTCCTACACTGATACTTCCGGCGGCGGAAGATAAAAAAACTCATTTAGGGGACTTGCCAAGCCCTTCGAATTGAGGTAGATGAGCAAAGTGGGCAGCCGGTGATGACACTGGTCACCCCAGAGTAAAACTAGGTTGTCCAAAGAAGGAACCCTGTAGATGCCAATGACTCTAGTCGAAGCGGCCAAGATGGCGGCCAGTGATCCCCTGAGATCGGGGATCATCGAGATGTTCGCTCGTGAGAGCGAAGTTCTTCGCGTTCTGCCCTTCGAAGATATCCAGGGCAACGCCCTTCGCTACAATCGCGAAGAGCAACTGCCGGGAATCGCCTTCCGCGGTGTTAACGAAGGTTACACCGAGTCGGTCGGCGTGATCAACCCGCAGACTGAATCGCTATACATCGCCGGGGGCGACCTTGACGTCGACCGTTTCATTCTTCAGACTATGGGCATGGGCGTCCGCTCGGCTCACGAAGCTCTGAAGGTTAAGGCCCTGTCTCAGACTTGGACAACCAAGTTCATCAAGGGTGACACCACCATCCAGGCTCGTGAATTCGACGGTCTCCAGGCTCGTCTGACCGGAAACCAACTGATCCCGGCCGGCTCCTCGTCGGGAGGTGACGCTCTGAGCTTGGAGCTTCTGGATGAAGCCATCGACCGCTGCACCAATCCGACTCACATCCTCATGAGCCGTGCTCTGCGCAGAAAGTTCAAGGCGGCCCGCAATAACCAGACTCTTTCTGGTAATATCCAGATGAGCACCGATGACTTTGGTCGTCCGGTCGAGACATATAACGGTCTCCCTCTGCTGACCACTTATGGCGATGCTAAGATGCCAGACCCACTGGCCTTTAACGAAGCCAACCCCGGCGGAGGCTCAGCGGTCGGAACCAGTCTGTATGTTCTGTCCATGAGTGCCAACGGCGTCATGGGTCTTCAGAACGGCGGAATGTCGGTTCGCGATCTGGGCGAACTACAGACCATGCCGGTGTTCCGCACTCGTGTGGAATGGTATTCTGGCTTCGGCATCTTCGATGGAACTGCCGCCGTCAGAGTGTGGGGTATCCGCAACACCGCTCTGGTCGCCTAATCCAGAAGATAGGGAGATTTCAAATGGCTAAGAACCTTCTTCAAAACACTCTGGATGTGGCGACCATGCTCCACGACGGAGCCGCCGCATCCACCGCTACTGGAAACGGTAGCGTCGGTGGTTCGGCTAGGATCCTAGATCTTGGAACCGGATTCGTCAAGGCCTCTCTGGTCATCGACGTTTCGGCCATCGATGTAGCGTCCGGGGACGAACTCTACACTCTGATCGTGGAAGTCAGCAGCTCCGCCACTTTCGCCTCAGATGTCAATCAGGCAGAGCTGATTCGCTTCGGTGACTCAACTACCACTGGACAGAGCGTCGACAGCGTCGTGGGTCGTTATTCAAGAACGATTTACAATAGCGCGAATGGTGAAACTCCAAAGAGATACATGCGTATTCGCCATGTCATCGCTGGAACTTCACCTTCCATCACCTATTCGGCGTTCATCACGAACAGCCCGATGTAAGGAGAGAGAAAATGGCTAATACTAAATGGCCGGGAATGGTTACTCTGAAAAATCACAAGACCGGGGAGGAGGAATTTTTCTTCCCGATCGACGCTCGTGATCTTCTGCTCAGGCAGTCAGGGGACTACTCTCTCGTTGAGGACGGTGCTATCGAGGGCAACCGGATGAATCCGAAGCCCTTTGCCGAAGCAGCCGCCCTCGGGAAAGCCAAGGTGAAGGAGACTTCTACGAAGGACGAGCCTGCTAAGAACGAGCCTGCTAAGGCTCCGACTCCGGCTCCAACTCAGGCTGCTAAGGCCGCTTAATTCTGCGAACCCCCCCTCGCAGAATGGAGGATCCGGGAACTCTCTAGAGTCCCCGGATCCTTTTCATTAGAGGTTCAATATATGACCATCATCCTGGAAGATGGAAGTGCTAAGACAAATTCAAACTCTTATGTAGATCTTCCATATGCTGACAGTTATTTTTCCAGTCATCCGTATTACGCAGATGAATGGGACGCTCTTTCAGATAGCGTCAAGAGTAATTTACTCATAGAAGCTAGTCAGAGACTAGACACCATGTTTTCTTGGGTGGGTGAGATTAAGACTGACGCTCAGGCTATGCGCTGGCCTAGAAATTATGCCTATGATATAGATCAGCGTCTGATTTCTTCTTCTATAGTTCCAGAAGGGGTTAAGAAAGCGTGTTGTGAACTGGCCCTGTTCACCTCTCGAAAAGATACTGAGACACCGGATTCTTCTGTCGGTGTCGAGCAGATTAAGATTGACGTTATAGAACTGAAATTTAATGGTTCTACAAGCCCTGCGCCCGTGCCTAGGGCCGCCGTTCGATTGCTTAGAGGCCTAGCGACCCTGTATTCTAGCTCTTCAGTTCGTCAGGTGGACGTCAGATGAGTATCACAGACCTAATTGGTTCTTCTTTAGACACTGCCTTCACAATTCTAGGGGAACTCGTGCCTCTTGGAATCTACTATAGACCTAGTTCCGGAGCCTATGACCCCCTGACGGATTCTAAGACCGGGACTCCGACTCAATATGCGAATATAAGAATGCTTCCTGTCGGAAAGAATAGTCAGGAGATAACTGCTTCTCCGGCTAATGTTTCTGATCTTAAAATTCTCATCCCTTCTGCGGATCTTCCTGTAATTCCCCAGCAAAACGACTATGTATTCTTAAGGGGTGTATTCTACAATATTGAGAAAATAACCACTCCACCCTCAGACAAATTACACATTCTAGAATGTAGAAAGCGATAATGCCACTCAGAGTAAAAAACTCTCCAGTCTGGGACTCGGAAGCCAGAAAGGCTGCTGAGGGAGCTAAACGAGTAACCGCTAAAAGACTGGAGCAAGTTTTACTGAGATTCAATGACATGATTCTCGCTAGAACCCCTGTCTATACGGGAAAAACCCTAGTTAATTTTCGATGGTCTATAGGCTCTCCAATCAAGGGAGAAAGAGCTCCTACCAGGATACCGGCCAAGCCCGGCAAGACCAACACTATGAGATTAGGGGAAGAACCGAGAAGGGCCGCGAACGAAGCCGTAGTGAGGGCCGAGTTGGAGGAAATACTGAGTTCTATTAGATCTGGACAGATTCCACAGAAGATTTATCTCACAAACACCTATGAATTCTTTGAACTGGTCGAATATGGAACTTACAATCTGGAAGACAGCGAAGATAGAAAATCTCAGGCAGTCCTAATCAGAAGAACTCCCGCCGGAGGGATCGTCAGGCCTGCTGAAAGATATCTTAAGAGGGCCTTGAAGAGCAAATGAGCCGAAATCTAGAAAGACAAGTGTTATTTTCACACTTACAATCCATTTGGCAGCCAGAATTCGGGCCAATAGCGTGGCCGAATATAGAATTCGTAGTCCCGGATAATTCTCGGTGGGCCGGAGTTGGTATCGTGTATTCAGATTCCTACAGAGCCTCTCTAGGCAGAGACTACTTTAAGCGACATGAAGGAGTGCTTCAAATAGATCTATTCAGCCCGACTGGATTAGGTTCTTCACCTAATCTACAGGCCGTTGATTATCTAGAGGGAATATATGAATCTCTGGTCTTAGTATGCGGAACCGAGAATATCTACTTCGAAGACATCTCCACTGTCCAATTGTCCATAAATGAGGAAAGAGCTACCCGGCTAAATGACAACTGGCTCAGGCATGTGATTTCCTGTGAATTCCGTAGGGACTCCCACCTCATAAAATAGAACTTGTCAACCCTCTTCTCCTGTTGTATGGAGGAGTAAACTCACTGGAGGTTTAGATGTCGGACGCAAACAGAACAGCCATCCGAGTGGCTAGAGAATCTTCTCCCAAGGTGGTGGCGGCCAATCCGCAGTATCAAACCGTCAGAATGAATTCCACCTCAATTTCGTTCACACCAGAAACTGTTGTTTCAAACGAAATTGACGCCTCTCGTCAGGTGTCAGATCTGGTGCTGGTCGGAACTTCTTCCTCAGGAGAGGTGAATTCTGAATACTCAATTGACAACTTCGACGTTCTACTACCGGGGGTGTTCTTCAACGAGTGGGTCAGATCTCCAGAAGTTCTGAATGGTCGCAGCTGGAAATATGGAACCGGAAGCGGCTCTGTCACTAGAATTTCTTCTGTCACCTCCACCACTATCACCTTCACTGCCACCTCGGTTCTCTCTGGAACCGCCAATAACCTGACCGGAACTGAGTTTAAGGTCGGCCACATCATTCGTCTGACCGGGTTTGGAGTGGCCGAGCAGACTCTAAGAGTAACCGCTTCTGCTGCCACTACGGTCACCGTTTCTGGAGCTACAGCGGTCGCTTCACCTCCAGTGACTGCAAGAGTTAAGGTGATCGGACTGGAGGGTGTCAGCGGAGACATTAACGCCACAACTTCGGGTGGAAATGCTCTGACTTCCACCACTCTGGACTTCACCACTCTGGGACTCCAGGTTGGTCAGTGGGTATTCCTACCTTCTGGAGCTAACGGATTCTCTTTCTCTGGGTATGCCAGAATCTCTGCGATCGCAGCCCAAAGACTCAGCTTTGATTCCGTTCCGAACGGGTTCACAACTGAATCTGGAACTGGGAAATCTATCCGTGCGTATTTCACGGATTTCCTGAAAAACGGCATCACTGAGTTTTCTTACACGGTCGAGCAGGAGTTCGGCCTGACTGCCACTCAATATATTTACCATCGTGGTCAGCAGGCTAACGACTTCATGATTCAGGGTGATTCGAAAGCTATCATCCAATCTAAGATTGGATTCCTAGGTCTGGACGCGACGACAATGTCTACGTCCAGAGGAACGGGTGCGGTCACTCTTTCTGCTGCCACAGGAACGGTGTTGAATACAAGCACTTCAATCGTGGTTTTCTATGAAAACGGCACTCCCGTTACTTCGCCGAACTTCGTCAACAGCTTCTCGCTCACCTTAGAGAACAATCTCAGAGCTCAGGATGCAGTTGCTGTCCTAGGCCCGGCAGGCATTGGTGTCGGTCGAGTTTCTGTCTCTGGAGAACTGAACACCTATTTCGGCGACGAAGTCCTATACAATAAGGTGCTCCAGAACACGGTTTCGAATTTCACACTCGGATTCAGAGACACCGCAGGAAACCTGGGAGCTGTCTGGGACGTGCCGAGATTAAAGTATTCTGCCGGAAACCCAGACGTGACCGGTATCAATACCGATATCTTCATAAATCTCGGATTCCAGGCGATCAGAGACCCTGCTAGGGATTACACGATCTCGCTTTCGAGATTTGAACACTTCGCATAATTCACCCTTGCCTCCCGAGGTAGAGATTGCTAATCTCCACCTCGGGAATACTTCCCAAGACTGGAGAGAAAAATGTCGTTCAAGGCCAGATATTCCACTTCGAAGAACCTGGAAGAAAACGGTGTCTGGGTAGATTTCGGAGACGGCGTCAGAGTCTGCGTTCGCAGAATCAACAGCAAGGTCTCCAAGGAAGTCCGCAGAAAGCTAGAAAAGACCTACGCCTCGGCGTTCAAGGGTCGCGACCTGCCTGCCGAACTGGTGGAAACAATCATGATCAAGCAGCTATCGCAGGCTCTTGTCGTTGATTGGGAAGGCGTCGACCCTACGGATTCTGGAAAGGTTCTTCCCTGCACACCGGAGAACGTGGAAAAGGTCATGACCGAGTTCCCGGATTTCAGGGAAGACGTCTTGACGGCCTGCATCGAAAGAGCCACATTCCAGGCTGAAGAAATCGCAGACGCCAAGGGAAACTGATACAGTGCCTCGAGTGGCATTTGAAGCCAAAACCAGATCTCGAGGCACTTCAAGAGAAAATAGAACAAGAAGGCCTAGACCCGAACAGCTTCCCCATACTTCAAAGCCGACCGAACCTAGAGATTCGTTTGACTTGGATATGGGAAGGTTTCGAGAGGCTGAGTGGGACCAGACAGATGGGAATGTCTGGTCCCCAACCTATATCTCTTAGTGAGATCAAGACTTTCATAGAGATGGAAGAGCTTTCTCAAGAAGACGATGTAGAGCTATTCACAGATTGCGTCTTAGCCATGGACCGAGTATTCCTCAAATGGTGTGCAGAACAGGCTAAGAAGAAGACAAAAAAGTAGTTGTCAAACTCTGAACTATGAGCTATACGGAGTAGATACTCGTAAACTCCATCTTCAAGATACTTGGAGTTATCTCCGGTGGCCGGCTACGAATTAGAAATTGATTCCAAGCCTACTGAACAGGGCGCGAAAAGAATCGTCAAGTCATTTGACGATATCCGTGCAGCCGCGGAGAAAATGGAGCGTGGTTCTGTAAGCTCTTTCAATGCAATGGAAAGAGCCTTCCAGAGTTTGTCTGGGAAGCGTCTGTTCCTGGGGCCTACCCTCGACTCTTTGAATCAGCTTCAGAAGGTCATGCAGGGTTTTCGCTCTATCGGAACTCCGAATTCTGCCGCACTCGATAAGTTTTTCAGTGCTGTATCCAAAGCTAGAGGCCCCTCAAGAAGTTCTATAGATAACATAAATCGCTTGATGTCGGTCATCGCCAGATATCAGAGTGTTTCGGCGCCGAGTGCTAAGATAATTCCATTCCTCTCCGCTCTTTCAACTTTTAAGGGACCGAATCCTACCGCAGGAAGAAACACTGCCGCCCTATTGAAGGCATTGTCAAATTTCCAACCGTCTGGAAATCTTTCACAGACGATTAAAGATTTTCAGAGATTAACTCGTAGCGTCAAAGAGGCCGCTGACGCTATGGGTCGCCTACAAAGTAATTCCAGGAATATACGATCCCCGAACTTCAACGGCGGCGGGGGCGGAGGAGGCGGTTATCGCGGAATGCTGAGAGAGTTAGGCCTGTTAGAAACGGCTCTCTTAAAGACTGGAACTGCGGTCAATGCTTTGGGTGGGATCTTCGGCCTCAAATTCTTAGCCGACGCTTCTAATAATGTAATCAAGGTTCGCGCTCAGCTAGAGGCGGCCACTGGTTCTGTTCAGCAGGCGAATATTCAATTCGCTTTTCTGAGACAACAGACCCAAGATCTGGGTCTAGATTTTGTCGCCACTTCTAGAAGCTATGCTCTTCTTCTAGGCTCCTTGAAAGGGACAGGGGTCACTTTTGAAGAGGCCATGCAAATCTTTAAGGGATTCAGCACGGCCGGCAGAGCGTTGCAGCTTTCCTCTGCTGACCTCGAGGGGGTATTCAGAGCCCTCGGTCAGATTATGTCTAAGGGCAAGCTCCAGGCAGAAGAACTGCGTGGGCAGTTAGGCGATAGACTTCCCGGTGCCTTCATGCGCTTCGCTAGAGCGCTGAACATGACCGGTCCCGGAGAGCTGGACAGTGCCCTCAAGAAGGGTGCCATTTCAGGACAGGTCTTGAAAAAGGCTATTCTAGATGTTTCTACAACTCTAGAAATAGAATTTCAGGAGGCAGCCAAAAAATCAGCGCAAACCGTTGATGCTGCCTTCAACAGACTGAAGAACACCTTCACATTTACCGCAGCAGATTTCGGACAGAACGGATTCAACTATTTCCTGATTCAGATTGCAGGTAGTCTGGAAAGACTACTTCAAAGCTCTGCTCTGAACAGTTTCTTAAGAACCCTCGGTGGCTTTTTGAAGTATGCCGCTGACAACACAAATCTGTTCGCCACTGCGATAATCTTCTTAGCCAATCGCGCTTTGGTCGGGGCTATAGGATCACTGGCGGCTTACAATGGTTTGACTCAGGCTGTCATTGTAAATAACGTCAAGGCGGCTTGGTCTTTCGGGGTCAAGGCAGTTTCTGCTACTAGAGCCGCAGTGGCGACCAACGGTCTTTCTTTAGCCGCTTGGAAAACCACGATAGCCACGAATGCTCTTTCACTGGCTTCAGTGAAAGCAGCCTTCTCTATGAATAATCTCAAGGCAGCCGCTGTCACCGCCGGAAAATTCCTGCTGACCAATTGGGTCAACATTGCCGCTCTGGCCATTACCGGATTCGTAGTGTTTCTAGATAACGCCTACGAGAAAACCCTAGCTCTAAACGGAGAACTCAACAAGCAAAAAGACGTAGCCCCAGATCTTCAGAACGCCCTTAAGACCTACTCAGAGGAACTGGTTACTAACACTGATCTAGTAGACAAAAATACGAAGGCCCTCAAGGAGAACATAAAGACCAAGATTCTTGATCTACAGAAGAATTACGAAAAGAGTAGTGCCCCAGACGTTAGAATGGAGCAGGGACGCCTAATAGGTAAGAGCTCTTTCTGGTCTGGCGGAGAAATAATGGGATCTGACGCCAAGGTGGCGAAGACACTAGGTTACGAAGGCGAACGGGGAACCTTCAGAACTTACGCTGTCCGCTCGGCTCAGGGCTATGAAAATCTCTTCAAAAGACTAGCCGCCGCCAAATCGTATCTTGAGCAAGCTCCAAATGCTTCTGACCAGCTAAAGTCTCTAGTGGCGAGAGTTGAAGGCTATCTGGCAACATTTGATTCTCTGGATGCCGCTGGAGCCGCCCCATTCGATGTGAAGGCCCTAAAGACGAAATTAGCCGGAAAGAACTACAACAAGAGCAATGTAGAAGCAGTGATTTCCGGAGAACTTCCGGATGTCGTCTCGCCGGGAACTAAGAATTTCTTAGCCGATGCCGACCGCCTATCTTTCCAAATGGAAAAGCCGGGTCTAAAAGCGGCGGCTAATCGTGAGGCAGCTTTAAGCGTTCTGAGGGGGCAAAAAACCCCAGTGGCCCTAGGGGCCGCTACCGCTGCCGAACAGCGTCTAGCGAGTTTCGAGCAGGGCTTCGAACCAACCAAGCGCGCCAGCGGTATTATGGCCGAGGCCAAGGCTAACGGACTCCTGGCAAATTCTTACGAACAGGCCAAGAAGTCTCTAGTAGACTTCTACGCCGCAGAGCAGGAAGCATTAGATCGCAGTGAAAATGATAAAGACGTCGCCAGAACAGTCTCGGAATTAAGAGTCGAGAATGAAATTCGTAGGAAGAACCTTACTGTCTATCAGCAGGGCAAGGCCGCCGTTGAAGAAATGAACATAGCTCTGGAAGTCCAGTCCAGACTAATGGGAACTTCAGCGGAAGGATACGAAGAAAGAAAGTCGGCCTTAGAAGAACAATTGCGAGCTCAGCTAGAAATCAATCGGGCTATTTCAGTCCAGGAGAGAATAGGTAACGCCAGTAGAGAGATTCAAGCAAACACCGAGCTAGCAGCCGGAATGGCGGGTAAGACTCCTCTGGAAGTCGAAAGACTGAAGGAGATGATCGCTCTGAAGCAGCAGCTCGAACAGGAATACGGGCAGAATTCAGCGGCCGTAGACTTCTTCTTACGAATTAAGAAGGCGAGTGATGAACAGGCAGAAGCTGTTCGTCGCATGACTGAAGACTTTGAAGCGATTCGGCAGCTCAGCGTTGACGTTGCGGACACCATAGTTAACGCCTTCCTTACCGCTTCTCAGGAGGGGAGAGGTCTGGGAAGCACGTTGAAAGATATATTCGGCAGCATAAAGCGCCAGATTCTCGAGACCTTTGTCGGCAGACCACTTCGCCAGATGATCGGAGACTGGCTCAGCACGAGTCTTTCGCCTTCCCTAATGGGTGGAGAAAAGCAAGTCTCTAAAGTGGCTAATCTCGGCTCAATAGCGACCTCTCTTACTTCTCTGGGGGCAGCCAACTCCACTCCGATTCCTGCCGGGGCTTTAGGCGGTAAGAGTCCAGCTTCCGCGGCCAGCGATTTACTGCGGAGTCTGTCTAAATTCTCTGGAGCCGTTTCAACTGGAACTCAAGAGGCCATTCTTTCCACAGGGCCTAAGATGTCTCAGTGGAATGGTCAAGCCGTCGTTGCCGAACAGAAGAAGAGCAGCTTGTCGATGTTCGGTCGACTCTTTGATTCTAAAGGAACCGGAGAAAGTCTGAAACAAGGATTCGAAGGGCTTAAGAAAGCCTTCGGGGACAGTAACCTAGGTCTTGGAAAGAGACTCGGTAAACTGGGAGAAGGCCTAGGGAAATTCGCTGGAGTTGCCGGCAAGGCATTCGCCGCATTTTCGGCTGGATCCGAACTGGCTAATTTCCTAGGTCTAGGAAAAGCCGGAGAAAATATCCTCGGCGGGGCTACAGCAGGTGCAGCAATCGGTGGTCCAGTCGGCGCCGCCGTCGGTATGACTATCGGTCTTATCAAGACTCTCTTCGCCAAGACTCCTTCTGCTCAGACCTCTGTGTTCGTCGGCGAAGGCGGATTCGCAGCACCGGGCGCGAGTTCTAGATACGGAAGGGGCGATACCAAGCAATCGATGGCCTTGGCAGCCGAAGGCTCTAATATATTCAACCGACTGGCGATTCAGCTGGGTGGGTCGCTGAGCGCCGGGGCACTAGGAGCTTTCGGTGTCAGAAAAGATAAGCCCTTCTACAGCGTTACAGGGCAGGTTCGTAAAGGTCGTCCTCAGGGAATTGAGGGCGTGGATTATATATTCGGAACCCCTTCTGAAACTTCAGCTTTCGCAATTAAGAAAGCCGCCAGCAACAACAGATTCGTCGGACTAGATCCAGTCTATGATCAGATTCTCAAGACCACCACGGCCAGCACTATAGAAGGACTAAATGAAGACCTGACCACTGGTCAGGAATATATAAACTTCATAGAACAGTCCAAGGGACTGGTGGACGCGGCCAAGCAAGTAGCAGACATCCAAAAGAAATTCCAGCAGCTATCTAGTCAGGCGCGTATTCTTGGATTAGAAGAGGATAAGCTGCGGGTAGCCAGAGACAGAATGCTTAAGACTCTGAGAACAGACTTCGATAATGAGATACAGAATCAAATAGACGAACTCCAAGACCCTCTCAAGGCCGCTTTTGACAAACTTGTCAAGGACTACACCGATGCTGTGAAAACCGCGGACGCAGTCGGCGGAGACTTGACGAACGTGGAGAAACTATACGGCTTAAAGAGAGCTGAAATAATAGCCGATTACAACGAAAAGATGAACTCTGGAATAAAAAATTCGGCGGCTGAATTGATTAAGGGCCTGACGGCTGGAACTAGTTCGGTGTTTTCTCCCTACACCGGGTTCGTAAACGCGAAAGCGAATTATGACAAGGTTGTTTCCGAACTTCGCTCTGGAAACACCACCAATCTAGGCCAGATAACCAATCTGGCCTCCGAGGCTATCGATTCTGCTAGAAACGTCTACGGCTCTAGCACCGATTTCTTCGCAATCTTTGATGAAATAATGGGCCTCTTGAAAGAAGTTGAAAAGGGATCATTCGGTGTCATCGGGAAGACCACACCTGAGAATCTTCCTGAGTTACCGAGTGTGACTGCCATATTAGACCAAATAAAGGCCGCCAATTCTGAGCTAACTGATGTTACTAAGGCCGTCGGAGCAGAGATAGCCGAAGGTAATCAAATAATGAGCGAGGGCTTCGGAAATCTCGCTTCTCTTCTGTCTGGAATGTCAGGAGGCGGATTCTTAGCTACGACTGCTAGGGATATAGCTATGAATTTCGGCTCGGCCGGAATGAAGATTCCAGCCGTCATTGTGCCGGGAACTGAATTACTATGAGCTACGCATATCTATTAGAACTTCAACCATACGATCCCGTTGGAGCAGTAACCAGAAACCTGTATTTCTCTTCCGGTCTAGTGAACAACATCGTTCCGGGGACTTCTAATCCCTACCCCGTGAGACTGGTCAGAGACTTCGGAGATGATACTGCGATATTCAATGACAATCTTCCATCAGAGCCTTCGTTATCTGTAGGTAACATCTCAATCAATAATCAAGACGGTAAATACGATTTTCTCCTTGATTATTTATGGGGTAATCGCCCCCTCGTTCTTAAGCGGGGAATTCCCGGAACGGATTACTCTAACTACACCACAATATTCTCTGGAGTCACCATAGAGGCTTTTTCGGATCAGAGAACGATAACTCTAACTCTGAAAGATGCGAGCCACAAGTTACTTAAACCGATCCAGGAGAATAAATTCGCCGGCACCGGCGGAGCAGAGGGAACTGCGAATCTTAAAGATGTCCGAAAGCCCCTGCTATTTGGTTCGGCTCTAAACCTCACTCCGATTCTTCTAGATCAATCGAAACTCATCTATCAGATCTGTGATGGTGCCTGTTCGGTGCAGGCCGCCTGGGATATTGGAAACTCACTGACGTTCCAAAGTAATGTGGTGAACTACGCAGCCCTAGACTCTTTGTCAGTTACTCCGGGAAGTTACGCCACTTGCACTTCTCTCGGATTGATTAAGTTAGGAGCAACTCCTGTAGAAGGTCTTACCGTGGATGCCACTTCCACTGTGGTTCCATCTGGAACTGCTTCTTCTATAATACAGGCGGTCCTAGCTTTGAAGGGTATCACTTCCGGAGAACTAGAGGCTGCCACTTTCTCTGAGTTTGCGAGTGATCTTCCTAGCTCGGTTAGTGGGCTCTACTATTCTGACCCCGAATTCGAATTGGCGGAGTGGCTCTCCAATTTCGTTTCTTCTTGCGGAGGATTCTGGTATATAACCCCAGCCGGAAAATTTGCTGTTTCATTATTCAAATTTAGAACCCCGACTAAACAGGTTTCAGAAAAAGATCTTTTCTCTCTACAGAAGATCTCTTCTCCAAAGCCCATCTGGAGAGTGGTCACAGAGCATAGCAGGAATCTGACCGTTCAGGGTCTAAGCGACCCGGCTATTCGTCTGTTCGCCTCTAAGACTTCGTTCACATTCCTGGACAATCTAGCTGAGAACCCGACCGATTCGATAACTGTTACAGCTCTTCTCTACAATGTTCCTGAACCTGTGACTTTTTCAGCTTCACCTTCTGTGACACTCTCTGGGACGGGTAATAGCAGAACTATATCGGTTGTGGACTTTGCCGCCAATAGACAGGTGGTCATAACCGCCTCCAGTGGAGGAATCACAGATCGCATAACTCTAACCCGACTAGATAGATCTACAGCCGCATCGGGGGCGACAGTTAATGAAGAATCGGGAAACCTGATACCTGCACCTTTTTCACTTTCTCAAACAACGTTCACGAATGGAGCCTCTCTAGCTACAGTCGATGGAATAGCTAGAGCCGCCCTCACCGGGGCAGCGTTTTCTACTGCGATTTTCTCTGGGTTCCAGCCTGTGGTTCCTGGGGAAACTCTATGGTTCTCTTATTATGCCTACTGCGATATTTCCACCTCAGATGGAATCCGCGGTGGTTACACCTGGAGAAATGCTGCGGGTGTGGAAACTTCTGTAGATCTACCGCTGACAGCCTTAGTTGGTTCTGAAGCAGTGGGTTCAGTTAACCTCAGGTATAGGTTTCAATCTATTCAGGTTCCGGCGACCGCAGTCGGAATACGATTCTACGTTGTTCGCCCGACTTGGAGTCCTTCTCCAGGAGGAACCTTCTTTGTTCATAGACCAGCTATAACCAGAGTTCAACCAGGAGCGGCCATTACCTCTCCTGGGAACTCTAATAGAGTCCCCTTCTCTCTCATGGAGAGAGACCTGGGATGGAATGTCGTTTGGGAAGGGACTCCCGCGTTAACCATCGTTTCCAGACAATATGGAACCTTTGAGGGTAGGAGATTCTTTCAGGGGACAGCGACTGCCACCTCCGGTGGTTCCGCTTTCAGTGTTGGGAATGATCTGCCTGACGATCCGACCACTGGAGTAGGAGCTGCTTTTAGAGTCCAACCGGGTGAAATTCTATCTGTTCAATGTAGGGTAGGCTTCGGAAATACCGCAGCCTCAGGCGGTTCTTATCTGTTGAGAATCTGGTTTTCTAAAGCAGACGGTTCTACGACAGATGTAATTCTGTTTTCCGGAACTGATATAAGAACGATTAGTGCAGGAGTTCTTTCCAGTTTTGTGACGGTGCCTAGTGACTATATCTACGGTCGCCTGGAACTTTACGCGGTCGCTGGAACCTCTGGAAACTTAGACATCGCCATATCAGAACCGATGGTGACAACCGCTTCTAGTGGGCAAACCACTCATCCAATCTTTACTCCGGGCCCGAATTCTATAAATGGGGCCGACGTTACAGCAGACGTCGTTCCGTCTCTGGCCTCTCTGTCTGGAACAGTTTTCCAGGCTGACCACCTTGGGGTCATCTCTGCTGGACAGTTACCTAGAACAATTCAGGCTACTAGAAAGAGAGGAAATACTGACGTTTCTTCTTCTACATCCTGGTCTGTTTCTACTTCAAACTGCACTGCGAGTATTTCTTCTTCCGGTCTCATATCTATAACCGCCGTGACTGGAACGGGTCAGATAGAGGTGATTTCCACTAGAGACGGGGTTGTTCTGACGACTTCCTTTGACGTCGTAGTTCAGCGGGCGGCACCACCTTCCTCAGGTGGTGGCGGAGGCGGCACCTCTGCTAATACCAGTTCTTTCAACGTTATTCCCGGAGGTCTGGTCTGGACAGACGCCACTGGAGATCTCACAGTCACCACTGGAAGCGGAGGTCAAGTTTCTCTGGCGGCTCCGTTAGAGTTTTTCCCGAATACTTCGCATCCCTCGTTCGGATTCTTCGATTTCAATTGCTTCCTAAGATGGCGCCGAGAAAGTTCTCCCGGAGTCTGGGAGGTTGTAGGGGCTGACGCATCGGCTACTGAACTAGCTTACGTCGAAATGGATAACGGAAATATGGTCTGGTCTAGTAACGGAACTATAACCTGTAACCGAACAGCAACCGGACTGGGAGCTTCTACCTCACAGAAATTCAGACTCCAAGCCAGAGGAGACGTCAGTAACTATCTATTCGGAACTGCTTCAGCTACGGGATCCTAATATGAAAGCATGGCTTCAAAGCGACGGTCAGATAGCTATCCAGCCGACTCCGGATGGATTAGCGCCAGGATACACTTCTCTTCCCGACCCACCATCCGCTTCCGCTAAATGGGATTCAGTCAACGAGACCTGGACAGAAGTAGGTCCTAGAGAATGGGAGTTACGTGCTTTCCTAAGAGACATACTCACGCCGATGGAGTTCTTACAGATAAAGCAGTGGGTTCCAGCTTCTCTACCTCCGACTCCTTCTGATCTTACCTTTCTCTGGGCTAGAGAAATGGTTCTGGCACTATCTCTGATCAACTTAGAAGACCCGAATACATCAGCAATGTTGACAATGTGCGTTGAAAGGGGTTTACTTACTTCTAATAGAGCTCAAAGAATTTTAGCCGGCCTGCCACCCACGTGATCGATTGCAAATACTTCTATTATGTGGTAAAAGGCCTCTTTCCAAGGAGGAAAAGATGAAGAAGTTGTTAGCATATGTTCTGGCTCGTCTTAAGGAGCCTTCTTCCTATGCGGGCATCAGTGCTCTTCTACTGGCGCTCGGTGTCTCACCAGAGGTGACCGAAGTAGTTGGAACCCACCTTCCACTGATTTTATCTGGAATCAGTGCGTTTGTGGCGGTCTTACTAAAGGACAAGGAGAGTGTTTAATCTCTCTTCAATTTTAGGAGGGAACTGGTTTGGTTCCCTCCTTTCTTCTCTACTGGTCTTCTTCGGTCTCAAGAAGATAGAACGGGCGGGTTCTCTTAAGCAGGAGAACGCCTCTCTGAAAAGAGAAGTCGCAGAGACAGAGAAGCAACTGGAAAAGGTTCTGAAAGATGCAGACGATGTTAAGGCCATTCATGATCGTCTCATTACCGATTCTGAGTTCTCTAGCCGGGTGCGCGATAGATTCACGAGAGATTAAACTACACAACTCCCTTGATTTCTGTGCCACCTACGCACCGATTTACTCCTCTAAATCGGACACTGAGGAAACGAAGAAACAAATAGATAAGAATAACGCCGTCTATTTGGAGAAGTGCGATGCCACTAGATCTGAATAGATTGAATTTCGCTGCCGTAGAGTTTAGAAAGGCCACGGTAGAAGACTCAACTGTAAAGACCAACGAGCCACTCGCAACGGAATTTCAGTTGCAGACTCCCTTTGCATCGGAATCACCTGCGGCTAACTTGGCCTCCCACCTTCTGAATTTGAGAAAGACCAACAGAGGCGACTGGGTGGTTCTAGTAAAAGAAGGTATGAACTTCACCATTGGTGAAACGATAACTCTTCGCCATAGACGCTTCGGGTTACTGAACGGAAAGAACTTCATTGTTAAGCGAATCCGTAGAGATTTATCTGGCGTCTATGATCAACTGACTCTATTTGGACCAGAGTAATGACCATAGCTTTCTATTCTCCAATAGAGCAGAATTTCTTCTGGCCGATCTCTAATATCCCCACGGTGACGAATAGGTCTAGCGCCACTCCGGCTTCAGATCTTCTTTCTTACAGTCCGGCCGACGCCGTGGCCATAACCGCAGATAATTCCGCAATAACCTGGGACTTCGGGCAGCCCAGACAATTTGACTGCGTGGCCTTACTAAGCCATTCAATGTCCTGGAACTCTAGGTGGACAATAGAAGTTAGCTCGAATGGAAGCTCATGGACAACTGTCTTTACCGGAAAATCCCCCTGGAGTCATTTCGTAGATCCTTATTCTACTTCTTACACCTACGATGAATTAACTGACCCCAGATTAGGAAGCTATGAACTGAATCATGCTTTCTGGAACGCTTCTAGCACTCAGTTCTTTAGATATCTAAGAGTCACTGTATCTGACTACATCAAGACTTCTTTCTCTATCGGAAGACTCTTCGTTGGTAGAAGATACAGCCCTCAGAAAAATTATCAATATGGATCATCGGTAGACTTCGGGGACTCTGGCGGTCGAAGAGAAAGAACAGATTCAGGAAACCTAATCCTATTCGATGGAAGGCCTGTAATCTCGGCCTCCATTAAGATGGAATTCTTGACAGAAGCAGAGGTTAACGGCTTCGTCTATGACTTGAACTACTGGAGAAAGACCACTAGAGAGTTACTCGTCAATCTGGACGTCGAAAACATTCCGAACTTGCAGAGAAATTTAATCTATGGCACACTTACCGAAACTAGGAAGGTTGTAGCTGAAGAATTCAACGCCTTCTCCTCTACATGGACCATAGAGAGTATCTAATGCCTACGGTAGACTCGGACGATACTAAGTCCTTTTTCGTTGGTCAGGCCACGATAGACGTCTTGAATATTTTCGGGGGCCTTCCCGGGAAGAAGCGTCTTCTGAAGGGCGTAGCATATTTCGAAAACTCTACAGAAAATCACCTATATCTTTCTGAGCACTACCCCAATCTTGAATACACGAAGAGAGCTCAGAAGTATAAAATCCAGAGAACCATCCACGAGAACAGAACTTCCACCAGTGGTTCTGATTGTTTCGAAATACCCTTCAAACTTCCCCCGTTGAAGCATCAACTAGAGGCACTTAAGAAATCTAAGGGAAGAGAGTTCTTCGGTTACTTCATGGAGCAGGGAACAGGGAAGACGAAGACCCTTTTAGACGACGCAGCCAATCTTTTCTTGAACGGTGGAGAAAAAGGTAAGATAGACACTCTGGTAATAATCGCCCCGAACGGAGTTCACAGACAGTGGGTTACTCAGCAGATACCAGAGCATCTAAGTGACGCCGTTCCCAGACTATCTGCCTATACGGTAGCAGAACCTACTCCGAAAGAGGCGACTGCTCTTAAAAAGGCCATCGATTTCAAGGATGGTTTACGCATCATTGCTGTCCACATAGATACTCTTTCTAGAGAACCGGGACAGAAATTTCTCTCCGAATTACTAAACTCTGGTAAGATTCTCTTGGTGGTGGACGAATCTTCTAGAATAAAAGATCCTAATTCAAAGAGGACTAAGTTCATTCTGAGTCAGGCGCATAAGGCGAAGTATCGTAGAATTCTCACCGGAACTCCGATATCTCAGGGAGTCGAAGATCTTTATTCTCAATTTCAGTTCTTGAGTCCTAGCATCCTCAAGACTTCTAGCTTTTATGCTTTCAGAAATACTTTCTGCACCCTCGGCGGCTACCAGAACAAGAAAATCACCGGCTACAAGAACGAAGACCTGTTAATCAGATTGATAGATGCCAACACCTTCAGAGTTCTGAAGGAAGATTGTCTGGATCTACCTCCTAAGATAATAATGAAGAGAGAAGTCCCCCTGACAATAGAACAAAGAACGGTGTATAATTCTCTCAAGAAAGACTTCATTGCCGAATTAGACGAAGGTGTCTTGACCTCGGCCATGGCGATCACCAGACTGATAAGACTACAGCAGGTGGTGGGCGGTGTTATCTGGAGAAGAGAGCAGAAAGAAAAAGACGTAGTGGTCGTAAAAGAACTGAAACAGGAGCTTCGGAATAATAGAGTCTCTACAGTTCTTGACATACTTTCTGAAATGGCCCCCGGTAGAAAATGTATAATCTGGGTCAAATTCGAAGGTGAATTCCATCTGTTGACTAGAGCTTTAACCGAGGCCGGTATCGGCTGGGTTGACTACGTCGGGACGACCCCAACAGAGGCTAGACAAAAGAATATAGATAGGTTCTTCAAAGACCCCTCAATAAAAGTTTTCCTTGCTTCTGCTAAAGCCGCTGGTATAGGTCTGAATATTACTTGCGCTAGTGAGGTCATCTGGTATTCCAGGGATTTTTCTCTGGAGGTGGAACTACAGGCTAATGATAGGTGCTATAGAATAGGTCAGACTCTTCCTGTCACTTATCATTATCTGTATTCACCGGGAACAGTTGACGTCTTAATAGACAAGGCCCTGAGCAACAAGCAGAATATTTCAGACTCTCTAATTGATATAAGAGGAGACTTCGATGTCTAGGGTCTTCATCATCCAGGCTACAAAGAATCAGGCCGACGTCTCTCCCTGTCAGGTTTATGGAAATCCTATTTTCCTTCTCACCGCCAGTGACAGAACCAGTAAGACCCCTGAATTGTTCAGAAAGAAGCTCCGTGTTCTCCTGGGGAATTTCGACGCGGACAATGATTTCATCCTTTGGTCTGGTGGAGACCCTCTATCTCTTCTGCTGGCCGGTTCGGTATTGTCTGAACTAGGTTATGAGAAAATTCGCTATTTGCGTTACGAGCGGCCGGATGTTAGACAAGAGGGAGCGAAAGGTTTCTACGTTCCTGTAGAAGTCACGCTTTAAGGGGAACATCATGGCCGAAGATTTCTTTTTCGAGACCACCGAAGAGCCGGAGTCTTCTCCGGAACATCTAAGAACTAAGATCACGAGACAGGTTCGTGAACTTCAGGGATTGAAAGCCCAGAAAGAAGAACTCGAGGAGCAACTCAAAGAAATTGAGTTTCGTATAAACGCCCTTGAAACCAGAGCCATCCCAGATACTCTAACCGAGTTCGGATTGTCGGAAGTGAAAACCGCCGACGGACTCAGGGTTTCAACTAAGATATACGTAGGCGCTCTTCCGAAAGAAGCGAAACAGCAGGCCTATCAGTGGATTGATCAGAGGGGCGACGGCGGAATCATTAAGAGAAACGTCAGCATCTCTTTTCAGAAGGGTGAATCTGAAGCGGCTTCTACTGCTGCGGAAAGACTTCGCGAATTAGGCTTTGCCCCTCAGACGACACTAGACATCCACCATAGCACATTTGGCGCATACGTGCGCGAACAGATCGCAAGTGGCGTGCAGGTTCCACTTGAACAGTGGGGAGTTTTCTACGGTCATAAGGCTGTGGTCAAGTAAAAATTTCCCTTGCAAGACGAGCAAACCCTGCTAATATGATTTCTATACCCAAGGAGACTGGTAATGGCGAAGACTGAAGCCAAGACTGAACAAGCGGAAAATCTCCCAACCGTGGCCGAAACCGGCCAACTTTCAACCGAAGTCAACTTTTTTGAGGGTTCTGGAGAAGGGCACTCAGACTTCGGCGAAAAGGACTTCACGATTCCGTATATCGGAATCCTGCAAGCCCTGAGTAAGCCTCTCATCAAGGGCAATGAAAAGTTCATCAAGGGTGCCCTAGCCGGCATGTTCATCAATTCCGCGACTCGCAGAGTCTATGACGGCGATGAAGGCATTGTGGTTATCCCGGTTCTGTTTCGCCATCGCTATCAGGCCTGGAAGCCGAATAACGGCGGTATCGCCTATGACATGGGGCAAGACTCTACGCTCTATGACGCTCTACCAGAGAGCCAAGACGAAAAGTCGAAAGGAAAGAGATTCGACCAGCACGGAAACGAAGTGGTCAACTCGATGGAATATATCTGTTTGATCATCGACCCCACGACCGGGGTCTTTGAACAGGCTGTCATTCCATTTTCTGGGGTCTTCGCCAAGAAGGCCAAGCGTTGGAACAACATGATCCGCGGTAAAGTTGAAGTTCACAAGGGCAAGGCCGTTCGCCCTGCGATCTTCTTCTACGCCTATAAGATCACAACGGTGCCGGAAACCAATGACCGAGGTTCTTGGTATTCCCACAATGTCGAGGACTTCGCTAAAGTTCCCGACCTACCATTCGGAGCAGACCTGTTCAAGGCAGCGGGTATGCTTCGTCAGAGCGTTCTTGCCGGAGAAGTTCAGACTGCTTCTGAGGCTCCAGCTGAGCGCGATCTGAGTGACGACCACACTGCCTTCTAATCTCCTGGAGAATATCAATGGCCAAGAAACTCGACAAGACTCTGCCCCTGTTCCTGGGCGAAAAGCCGACTCGTGAATCAACCGTGTTCGGCCAAATGAGAAAAGCCGTGTGGGAGCTCGGACAGGGTGCCGCCGTGACCTATGCCGACATGGAAGCTCACATGCTGGCGAATTTCCAGCCGGCGAAGACGGCGAAGTATGATGCCGCCTACATTGCGGCCTACGCTCGCGACGCCGTTGGAAAATTTGGCTATCTTTCGCATGAAGACGGTGGTCACGAATATACCGTGACAGCCGAGGCCGAGAAGAAGCCGGCGGCCGAAAAGCCCAAGAAGCTGAGCAAGGCGGAGCAGGAGGGCATCGCCCTTCTCAAGGTCATCAAGACTCGCGGCGAAGTTGATGACGTCAGCCTGATCAATTCTTCGCAGGTCGACGTCGACGCCGTCGTCACCGAGACGAAGAAGAAGTCCAAGACGGTTCAGAAGATCGCCGCCTCTCTGGTGGAAAAGGGCCTGCTCCGCATGGAAACCTCCGGCGAAGCCACCTATCTGTATCTGACAGAGGCCGGTTTCGAGGCCGTCAACGGCTCGGCGGAAGCGGCTGAATAAGCCGCGAGGGGGCGGCCTAGCTGCCCCCTCTTTTCTTTTCTTTCGGAGGTAGTCATGAATAGAGATTCTCTAGACAAATTTCTGTATTACCTCTCTGAAAGACACTTGATACGAGAACGACGTCTGGCTGATCCAAAGGCATCAAGCTGGACAAAAGATCCCATTTTAAGAGAATACAAGTTCACGAACGTCCTTCGAAAACACGATAGAACTTCTGAGTGGGTCGTAAAAAACTGGTATCTACCGAATCTAGATCAGCACCTTGAAATTCAAGCTCTCAACTGTGCCATCTTCAGATACTTCGGCACGATAGAGTTTGCCGAACAAATCGGCTACCAGAACTCTTGGAGACCAGATTTCCTAATTGAGCAGGCTGCCAAGCGGGCCGCTTCGGGAAAGAAAGTTTTCACCGGGGCATACATCATTACGAATGGCGGCATTTCTGCGCCGAAAGAACAAGTGGTGGTGAATCACTATCTCACAGCTTTCAGGATGAAGCTGGGTAAGATCATAGAGGTCGCTAGAACGACCAAGTCCTGGCAGGCCGTTTCTAATGTTCTCAGTAGTGTGAACGGGTTCGGCCCGTTTATGAGAAAAGAAGTGTTGCTGGATATGATGGAGACAGCAGTCTTGAATGACTGCCACGATAAATTATCCTGGACACCGGCCGGACCCGGAGCCATCCGAGGTCTCAATAGATTACATGGAAGACCGACTGATCTCGGAATGAGTCAGGACAAGGCTCTACAGGAGATGCAAGAGCTTCTTCGTCTGGTTGACGAAAATAAGTCCGCCCTACCGAATTCTTTTCCCACGCCGGGAATTGAGTTCGGAGTTACTGATATTCAATTCAATCTCTGTGAAGTGGACAAATATCTCAGAGTTGAACTAGGTGAGGGTAGACCGAGATCAAAATTCAAGCCGACTCGATAATAGGAGTATCGCATGAGAATTTTCATCCCAACTAGAGACAGACTGCAAGCCCAATTCACTTGGTCTAATATCGGCCCTGAGGCGCGGGCATACACTACCCTAGTGGCACCTGCTGAGGAGGTCGAGAGCCATATTAGAGCCGGTCGAAACGCCATCGCGCGGCCCCCGGTGCCGCTGGCCGGGGTGCGGCAGTGGCTAGTCGACGAGGCCGTAAAACGGGGTCTAGGTAACGAACCGATAATCATGCTGGATGACGATCTAGCCTTCTTCGTTAGAAAGTCACCTACTGCTCACAATCTACGACCAGCCCTTTCACAAGAAGTCCTGGGGATTTTCAGTAGACTGGACGAACTGGTCAGAACTAGAGTGGTTCACGCCGGCTTGAGCCCGAGGCAAGGTAATAACTGGCTTTTCCCGGACTCAATCGTCTACGCCACTAG